AATGTTGGTAGTGGAGAACAATAGCATTGGTTATACTGTTTTAGACAAACTAGTTGAGTATGGATATCCCAATATTTATTATTCTATTAAGTCAACACACGAGTATATCGATCAACACCTAGCAGAGGCACGCACCAATACTGTCGCCGGTTTTACAACCTCCATGAAAACTCGCCCACTTATAGTTGCAAAGTTAGAGGAGTTTATCAGAAATAAACTAATTAAGATATATTCTACGCGTATCGTTAACGAAATGAAGACCTTTATTTGGAGGAATGGTAAACCACAAGCTATGAAAGGTTATAATGATGATTTAATAATGGCGCTCGCCATCGGCTGTTGGGTTCGCGACACTGCTATTCAAGTAAATGCCCGTGACTTAAACTATCAAAAAGCCTTTGTGGACTCTATTATTACTACCAATACAACTTTTAATACCCGTGTAAAAGGTCAACAAGGCTACAAACAAGACAGCATTCTTGATAAAATGACGGAAGCTAAAGACATGTATACCGAATTCATGTGGATTATAAAGTGAGATAAAATATGGCACCACCCAGAAAGAACCCCAACAATCCAGAAACCAGTTTATTTAAGGCGCTTACGCGGCTTTTTTCTGGCCCTATTATTAATTACCGCTCCCAGTCTGGGAGAAGAATAAGAAGGCAGCATTTAGATAAATTTTCGTCTCGGTTTAAAACAGCGTCCGGCCAGCAGTTTAAGAAGACTCTTTATAATCCTTTGGATGTGTTGGCTAGCAATGCCATAAGCAACCAACGTCGATCCGAGCGCTACATTGATTTTGATCAAATGGAATACATGCCCGAGCTAGCTTCAACGATGGACATTTATGCGGATGAAATGACAACCTACTCTGAGCTTCGGCCAATGTTGAACATTAAATGCCCCAATGAAGAAATAAAAGCGGTACTTGCGGTCCTATTCGACAACATTTTGAACCTTCAACCTAACTTATTTGGTTGGAGTCGGACAATGTGTAAGTATGGCGATTTCTTTTTGTATCTAGATATCGACGATAAGTATGGGGTAAAGTCTGTGATTGCTTTGCCTCCCCAAGAAGTAGAAAGATTAGAAGGACAAGACAGTACAAATCCCAATTATGTTCAATTTCAATGGAACAGCGCCGGGATGACGTTTGAAAACTGGCAGATTGCTCATTTTAGAATTTTGGGCAACGACAAGTACATGCCTTATGGGACGTCCATCTTGGAAGCGTCCCGCCGCATTTGGCGCCAGCTAACACTTATGGAAGATGCCATGATGGCGTATCGAGTCATTCGCTCCTCGGAGCGCCGCGTGTTTAAAATTGACGTGGGTGCTATCCCTCCCCAAGACGTGGAACAATATATGCAGAAGGTTGTAACACAACTAAAGCGCCATTCTGTCGTTAATCCCGAGAGTGGGCGCATTGACCTTCGGTATAATCCGATGAGTATTGAAGAAGATTATTTTATTCCTGTGCGTCCCGGTTCAGCAACAGACATAGTTTCACTTGCCGGCGCCGAAAATATCTCACAAATAGACGACATTAAATATCTCCGCGATAAAATGTTTTCCGCACTCAAGATCCCCCAGTCTTATTTGACAATGGGCGAGGGAGCGGAGGAAGATAAGACAACTTTGGCACAAAAAGATATCCGCTTCGCTCGGACTGTCCAAAGACTCCAGCGTGTAGTTATTGCCGAACTCACCAAGATTTCTATTATTCACCTTTATACGTTGGGATTTCGAGGCGATGATTTATTAGGATTTTCTCTCTCGCTGAACAACCCCTCTAGAATTGCAGAGCTTCAAGAGCTTGAACATTGGAAGACAAAGTTCGATACTGCCGCAGCCGCCACCGAAGGGTATTTTTCTCGTCGATGGGTTGCAGAGCATGTGTTTAGTTTATCTCACGAGGAATTCCTCCGTTGTCAGCGCGAAATGTATTACGACCGCAAGCACGATGCCGCGCTCCAAGGTGTGGCTGAGGCCGCCGCCGCAGGAGAAACTGCCGGTATGGGAGGAGATCTGGGAGGAGACTTAGGAGGAGACTTAGGAGGAGATCTGGGAGGAGACTTAGGAGGTGAAGATTTAGGCGGACCAGAAGAAATGCCGGCCGGTGAAGCAGAAGGCGGCGCCGAAGAAAGTGCCTTATTGGCAGCACCGCCTGGCTCTCGATCATCACCACGACTCACTCCGGGCGCGAAAGGAAAAGTGTATCACCCAGTTAAAGATGACAAACGGACAAGCAGCGGGCCCCGCAAAAGAGCAAATGCATCTTCATACAGCCAACAACAGTCTAGTGCCACCTTTAGAAATATTTTACCAGGATATGCGGATGGTTTAAAATCACTCGGTAAAGGATTCGTTCCTACGGCCGAAGGTGTTTACACACAAGAGGAGTCTATTTATAGTTTGAGAGAGCAAACAGAAGAAGATAAACTGTTTGAAATTAATAATTCCGTTAGAAGCTTAATTGACGAATTAGACAACAAGGAAACATCGGAGCAAAAGAATGAAAGCGAGACACAACAAGAAGCGAAATAGTGCCTTCGTCTACGAAGCTCTTATTAAAGAAGCTACCGTAGCCATAATGAAAAAGGACACTGCTAGAAAGGAGACTGCTGCGCAGCTTATTAAAAAGTATTTTAAGCTAGGCACACTCCTTCGAAAAGATTTAGATTGTTATCGGTCTTTATATGAGAATCAAAGTTTAGACAGATTAACTTCTGAAAAGATCATCAAAGAAGTAAAAATACAAAAGAGACTCCTTGATCCTGACGGGCTTTTTAAAGCGCAAAGTGAGCTTATTCGAGATGTTAATACAGAACTGTCTTCTGGGGTCTTTAACAATTTCGTCCCCAACTATAAAACCTTAGCAACTATCTCGCAGATCTTCTCAGATAAAATATCTCCTAAGGATCAAATCATTTTAGAGAATGTTGTTATCAGTAACATGCTTAAGACGGGTGATGAAAATGCGCCCGGGGAACTCATTGATCATGTGGTATACAAAACTTTTGTAGAGAAATTTAACAATAAGTACGAAGATGGTCTTCTGCAAGAACAGAAGGAACTTTTAACGCGTTATATAACTTCGTTTGTGGATAATGCCATTGAGCTTAAAATATATTTAAATGATGAGATCGGCCGTTTAAAAGAAGAACTCAGTGCCGCTAAAAATATTGAGGAAATAAAAAATGATGCAGACATGCTTAATAAGACTAATAAAATTATTGAGCACCTGAGCACATTTGCTCGAGAGTCTATTACAGAAGATGTCCTTATGACAGTCTTAAGAACACAAGCGCTTGTGAAGGAAATAAATATTAATGGCAGTAACGATTAAAATCGGCAAGGAGGCGTCGTCCCCTTCGGTTACGTTAGAGTTAGATATTCGGAAGAGTATGAATGGGGACTTGATCATTTTTGACCATGGGGACATTGATATTGTTTTATCTGCTTCGAAAAACAAAGTAACTGTATTCCCTAAGGAAGTTATTTCAGACTTAGTTTACGGTGCACAGAACCGATTATTTGCATTCTTGCGAAAGAAGGGGCTCGTGATTCCCGAGTCTGTTCAAGGAGGTGCTTTTTATGGTTCTTTTGAAGCGACTATGGAAAAACCCTATAGCGATAAATTAAATACTTCTAAGATGACGCTAATCAATATTTCTAAATTTATTGATGAAGAGCGACCTTACTTTGAATCTACTGAGGCAATTATTTCAATGGAGGATGATGAGCTTCTTCACCCCGACAAGACTGACTCCACAGAACTCGGGGAAGTTCCGCAGGCCGTAGAGAAGGGCTCTATTCGTCGCGGCTGGGTGAGAGACCCTTACTCGCTTTATTATTTATATACGATTTAAGGAAATGTGTTTTGTCTGAAATGAAATTGATAATGGAGCGATGGCGTTCGTCTGTAGGCGATTTAGATGAGATTTTTGGCTTGGGCACTAAGTCTGTCGGAGTCGGCCCACAGATGAAAAATGTAGAGGATGTAAAAACTGTGGGGGATTTGCGCGCATTGATTCAGACCGCTCAATTAAAAAAGAGAGGAGAGCAATTGAAAGGTGGCGTTATCGATGCTGCAAAAAGTGCAATTGTCGATGAAATAATTGGGAAAGTTCCTGGATTAGCTGCAGCTAAAAACATGTTTGATTTGGCAAGATCTGCGTATTCTCTCCCGGATGAAGCCACACAAGGAACAGCTTTGAAATTTTTGAATATTGATGATGATGTTTCTAAAATCGTTGATGATCCTATAGAAAATGCGTTTTTAGGAGAACTGTCAAAAACCTTACAAGAAAAACCGGACGAGACTAAATTGGAAGATATCGATATGACTCGCGAGCTTCAAACATACCTTGCCGATAAATTTAACGAGAAGACTGTAACCGCACCAGGACCCTCATAATGGAACTATTAACTTTTATATTGATTGCTTATGGCCTCACTCAAATTCTTGTATATGGCGAGATTTTTAATCGTCTGAGACCCAAGAAGGGCAGATTAAAAGGGTTTGCCACATGTCCCATGTGTATAGGTTTTCATGTTGGATGGTTTTTGATGCTGCTTTCGCCATTTACAGAACTATTTAATTTCGATGTTACTGCAATAAATTTCTTTCTTTTGGGATGGTTATCATCGGGAACATCATATTTATTAAATATGGTCTTTAGTGACGACGGTATACAATTGAGAAATATTAACTTACATATAGGAGAAAACGATGGAACGAAACACTTGGATACTTAAGTGGATGCTTCAGCCCGTTAGAATGTGTAAGAAAGGCTGCATAGGCGCGCGGGTAATGCCCGCACTATTATAGGAATAAACCATGACAAAGAAACTTTTACGAGAATATTATGAACTATGCGAAGGCGGCGTCTGCCAAGACCTTCTAACTGAACAGGAAAAGCAATATGTTGCTAATGGCGGCATGATTTTGTCGGGCATTATGCAGAAGGCTGATGCTATCAATGGCAATGGGCGCGTATATCCGCATAAGGTTCTGATGAAGGAAGTCGAAAACTATGGGAAGCTCGTAAAAGAACGCCGAGCTTTAGGCGAACTTGATCATCCCGAAGATTCTGTCATCAATCTTAAGAATGCCTCCCACCTGGTGACGGACATTTGGTGGAAAGATAAGGATGTGATGGGAAAGGTTAAAGTATTGGACATACCCTCGGGTAAAGTTCTTCAGGAGCTAGTGAAGTCCGGCGTGAGCCTGGGTATTTCTTCTCGTGGCATGGGTTCCGTACGCGAAGATCAAGGCGGCACGATTGTTGAAGAAGACTTCCAATTGATTTGTTTTGATTTTGTTTCCGAACCTTCAACTCCTGGTGCTTATATGATGAAAGAAGCGCAAGAGTTTCAAAACAAAGTATTTACTAAAGCAGATAGAATTAATCGATTATTAAATGAGGTATTAGATAATGAGTAATGAATGGTCCAGTTTTCAAAAAGA